GTCGGCGTAGCTGCTGCTGGGCTTCGGCGGTACGGTGTCCACCAGCTTTACGCTGCCGGGGCAGGCGATGACGCGTTTGGCGGTAGAGCCGCCGACTATCTTACTATGCTGCATACTGAACCTTCCTTTACTGTTTGAACGGCCAATATACATACAACAAAATTTGATGCAAGGCTTGAAATGCAAAAAATTTTGGAGTAGCGTTTTGGTATGACTGAGAAAGAGATAGAGCGGTATTTCTGTAAACGTGTGCGGGCAGCCGGCGGCTTTGCCTATAAGTTCCGCAGCATTACGCAGATCGGTGTGGCCGACCGCATAGCATGTATGCCCAACGGCGAGGCTTGGTTCGTGGAACTGAAGCAGCCTAACGGTAGGCTGTCTGCGTTGCAGCGTATCTTTTCTGATGAGATGACGCACACCAAGCAGCACTACGCCTGCCTGTGGTCTAAAGAGGATGTGGACGCATGGCTCCAACGCTTCAGCTAAGGCCGTATCAGCAACAGGCAGCGACGTTCCTGTACGAACGTGACCGCGCCATGATCCTTGCGCCTGTCGGCGCGGGCAAGACCGCCATCACCTTGACGGCGATGGATGAGATGCTGCGCGACGGCCATGTCAAACGCTGGCTGGTGGTAGCGCCGAAGCGCGTCTGCACGGATGTGTGGCCTGTCGAAGCACCGAAGTGGTCTGGCGTCGCTCCTGCGCTGGCTGTCGGCACGCCAGCGCAAAGGGTGGATGCGTTGCGGAGCGACGCCAGTGTTGTCGTCATTAACTATGACAACTTAGATAAGCTAGAGGATTTATCAGGCTTCGACGGAATTGTGTTCGACGAACTGACGCGGCTGAAGAACCCCAGCGGCAAACGCTTCAAGGCGCTGGACAAGCTGCTGGCTAACGTCAAGGTGCGCTGGGGTCTGACAGGTTCGTTTACGTCGAACGGCCTTGAGGATGTCTTCGGCCAGTGCAAAATCATTGACCAGACGCTGTTAGGCCGTGCCAAGGGTGCGTTCATGCAGCAGTATTTCATCTGCACCAACCGCGACTTCGGCCAGTGGGTTCCGGCAGCCGGCGCTCTCGAACAAGTCATGCAGCGCATCCGCCCTGCGACGTTCGTGCTGGAGCCGGGCGAGTACAAGGACAAGCTGCCGCCCTGTCATGTCACGGAGGTGCGCGTCGCGCTGGACGACCGCAAACCATATGAGGCAATGAAGCGTGAGTATGTAGCACGGTTCGGTAACGACCAGATCGTAGCGCAGAACGCTGCGGCAGCTACGACTAAGCTGCAACAGATGGCGTCTGGCTTTGTCTACAACCGCGGCAATCTGAACTACGATTTTGTCATCTGGTTTAGCAGCCACAAGTTCGACCGGCTGGAAGAATTGCTGGCGGAGAACCAGCGGGCCAACACCATCGTCGCCTACACCTATCAGGAAGAGTTGGCGGAACTGAAGCGCCGCTTCCCGCACGCGCAGACAATGGACGACGACAATGTCATCGAACGCTGGAACCGCGGTGAGGTCGAGTTGCTGCTGGCGCACCCTAAGTCGGCAGGCCACGGCCTGAACCTACAGCACGGCGGATGCCACATGGTGTTCCTGTCGCTGCCGTGGTCGCTGGAACTTTACGAGCAGACGGTCGGACGCCTGCACCGCAGCGGCCAGACAAAGGATGTCTGGGTCTACGTGATGTTGACCGAGAAAAGTATTGATGAACGTATATGGGCGGCGCTGCACGACAAGCGTGCGGTGTCCGACATAGCATTAGAGGAATTGAAAGATGCAAACTAAATTTTTTACGTACTACTGCCATTCCGTGACCGACGAGGGCGCACGGCTGGTCGGCTATTACGACAAGGACTTTGAAGACCGCCCGCCAGCAATCATAGTGAAAGGCGCCGCTATTAAAGAACGCGACGAATTAGAATTGGCGTTTGTCCATCACCCCGCCACCACACAGCAGATATTGGGGTTGAAAAATGAGTAAGCTAAACTGGCGGTCGATGATTGCCGTGCTGTCCGACCTTACGGAAGGCGAACTAAAGGATGCGCTGGACGCGGAACTGAAGACGCACAAGCGGCCGGCCATCGCCCGGCGGTTGCATCAGCGTTACTCTGCGATGCGGACGGCGCGCGAACGCGGCGAGATTATGAAAGGGCTGAAGAAATGATAGCTGCACATAGGATGCGCGGCGGCGCCGTTCTCGACATAACATTGAACGCAATAGAAGAAGCGTTTGCGGCGAAACTAGCCGCGCGGCAACAACAGAAGGAAGACGAAATGATAGATGACAAGAGCGACGCTGGGTCATGGGCAGAAGCGTTGGCGTTCAAGGATGCCATAAACCCAGACCATTACAAGGTCGGCGGGATAGAAACGATTGGCTATCTTCAGGCGAAGCTATCGCCGGAAGAGTTCGCCGGTTATTGCCGCGGGAACGCCCTAAAGTATTTGAGCCGCGCCGGCCATAAAGACGACGCGGCCCAAGACTATCGCAAAGCGAAGTGGTATATTGAGCGGCTGATTAGCTGCCTAGATACTGAGCCAGCGCCGTAGCTGCTGCGCCGATGATGGCGAGTACGCCGGCCAGCTTGGCTTTCCAACCAAGGGCAGGCTTCGGCGCGGGGTCCATAGGCAAGATTTTGCCTGCGGCTTCTTTCACGACAAGTTTCGTGATGAGGTTCTTTAAGTTCATACTACTCTCCTTACAGCCAAGAAGCATATTTCTTGGTTTTCAGTTTGCGGTCGTCGAGTCCGTGTGTACCACCATTGATCCGCTTTGTCAGCGCAAGTATTGCACCGTCGCCAACGCCTTGGTCGCAGATGCCCCACAGCTTGTTCCGGTCGAAGAACCAAAGCGCGCTCTCGAAGCACAGTTCACCAGCCACAAGGTCAGGGTTGTCCATCACGTCGGGGCGGCCAATGTAGTTGGCGAAGGCTTGATAGTTGTCCTTGCCGGTAAGCTGAAGCGCACCACGGCCACGGAACTTCCAGCCGTCGCCGCTGCTCTCAGGGCCGTTGCCCATGCGGTTGGCGTAGACGCGGTTGGCAATCTTCATCGGCTGGCGTTCGTAAGCGCGGGCCAGTGCATCGGTCGGGAAGTACTTACCAAAGATGCCGCGCAGACCCTTCGCGCTGTAATTCAGGTTCTCGCTGAACGCCTTGAAGCCGCCCGACTCATGCGCCGTTTGAGCAAAGAAATGTGCAGCCCGATGAGGTGATAGTTTATAAAAAGCCGCAGCCGTTTTAAATGTGCCCGGACCGAACGCACCATCTGCCGTCACCCCTATCTTTTTCTGTAGATTTACAAGGCTCATTTACCCGCACTCCGCCAATCAGGAAAGTCGTTTTCGTCAACCACGCCGTCGCCGTTGGCGTCGTAGCGCAGGTCGTTGCGATACTTCTCCCACGGGGCAAGGTCGTCGTCATCGTCTTCTTCAGGCTCGTCAATGAAGACAGTGGCTTGCGGATCGTCGTACACCTTCGGCGCCATCGCTGGCGTCAGTTCAAGCGGCGCTTCTGGCGCTGGCGCCGGTGCTGGTGCAGGCTCAGGGTCGGTGTCACGGGCGTTAGCGTTAAGGCTCAAGCCGCCCAGCAGCCCGACAAGCGCGCCGATGATGGTCTGGAACGCAGGGTTAATCATCTCAAGGACGGCAGTGCTGTCCACGACATCGTTAGGTACGAACATGCCGACGACCAGCGCCAGCACGACGACAAGGATAACTGCCGATAGCGTGACGATTGCCACACGCACAACAAACTCAACGGTGTCGTTGACGCCGTCATGCTTGCTTTCAAAACTATTCAGGAAGCTCATCTTCTTTAATCTCCTTGTCCTTTGGCTTGATTGAGCCGCTGCCCTGCCCCGCCATAAGTCCTGCCAACGCCCCAACGATAAAAGTCGCTATCGGGTTAATCAACTTGAAAAACTCAGCGTCGTTAGGGGACTGCCCTTCCATCGGCTGCGATACGAATATCAACGAATATAGCACAGTCGCTACGATAAACATCAACGTGAACGACAACACAACGCCGACAATGAAACGTAGCAGTTCCTCTGGCGACCAGTACTTAACCTTCTTCGACAACTTCTTTCTCACCTGTATCTATCAGCCATTCGGTGCAGTAGCCCATAGCAATGCACTTGGGCTTCTTGCAGAGTTCCTCCTGCCAGTTCGCAGGGTCTTGGCAGTCGTAGCGGTAGCGGTCTTCGCAGCCGGCAAGCACCAGCGCCGCCAGTATTAGACTGACTATACGCATACGTTCTCCTAGCCGGCCTTTTGCAGCACGTTCACTAGTATGCCGATCAGCAATACGATGATTGTGCCGGCGGAAGTCATGCCGACTTTTTCAATGCGCTTCATCCGCGCGCAGATACTCTCGTACCGAAACGCGCAGACCTGTTCGTGCGTGTTAAGTTGTGCTTGGGTCTGGTTGATGGAAGTCATTGTTAGCGTCTCATCTTGTTGGCGGATACTCTACCGTATATCGGCACGGGATAGCCTTCGGAATAGTCAATATCTATCAACGGCTCACCGGTTTCAGGATCGAAGTCAGGAAATTCAGAGACGCCGTATATGCGGCGCATGGCGTTTTCGTTTTCTGCCTGCGTCATGATGTTCTGCGTCTGCGCGGCAATCTTAGCGGCGTCCGAACCCAAGACTTTACCTGCAACACGAGCGCCGCCTCCCGCGACACCGCCTGCCGCGCGCTCCGGAGCGCGCGGATCTCCTCCGGCCCCTCGCCCGACGTCCGGGACGCGCGCACCTCCTGCCAGGTGGCGCGGAAGCCGGCCAGCTCGAG